GGATCATGCTCATTTGATGCCCAAGCATCATCTGAATGGCCTGATAGAAATACTGCGGAATCTCCAACTCGCCGTACAAATCACCCACATCCATGACCTGCCGCGAATACCAGATGGTCATTTGGACAAAAGGATCAGACGGCGCTGGCCACAACGTAATCTTGGCCTGCGGAATAGTGCGGTTCAGCCAGTACTGGTAAGGCTGGTTTGCAGTGAAATTCTTGTTGGGCAGATTGGTGTAGTCATCACGGTTGAGACGAGCCATCGTGACTTCTGTTGAATTGTTGCCCACATAAAACTCGGCAACATCCAACGTCCCGCCGCCAGTCTCACGCATACGGTAGTACTGCGAAGAGACACCCGGATCAATGTCATACCAAAGCCACTGGCCAGAAACCCAAGTCTCTACGCCCGTATCCTGCAACAAATTCCATGTGACCCCGTCTTTCGACCACTCCAACAGGATGTGGAACGAGCCAGAGGTCGCAGGAAGAATGCCAATTGACCCCGCATACACCAAACTTGGCGTACCAGTCGCACTGGCACCGTAATCGATGCCTATGTACCCATTAGGGGAAGTCTGAGCATCAGAAGTGGCAACATTGTTGTCAAAAGCCAATCCAAGATTGCCAGATGACCCCAAATAGCCGCCGTTATTGATGGGAGTTGGACGGTTTAAAGTGCGATACAGCGCATTTAAAACGTCATTACCGCCAACAGGCAGCAAATACTCGTATTGGTCGGCGTTAAGGCCGTAAACCTTCTTATCAATCGCCCAGTAGTTGATGCCCTGATTGATCAGATTGCTCAAAAGAAAGAACAAAGACTGTTTTGCAGCCTCTACTTGTTCAACCGTCAACTCTTCGGCCAATTTCCCCGATAAACGGGCACCTTGGTCGATGAATTTCTGAACTGAAACTACAGTCTGTCCAACGGTGCCGCTGTATGCCATGACCTACCTCACCATCCGGGGCAATTCCACCGCCTCATAGAAGCACGGGCACGACTGCCCTTTTCGCTTTTCTCGGCGACCGGCTTCATTCTCGCGCAAAACGAATCTCTACGCGAACCGCCTTGCGGCTGAGGAGCTTTAAGGTTCGAACCAGTCTCTCGATTGTACTTCGCCCTGCCCTTAGCAGTAAGGCCAGCACCACGATCAACAGACAATTTCTCGCCACGACCAACTGCCAGAGACGGCCCACCATCTTTATATTTGGCCGTCTTGGCAGACTCCTTGAACGCCTCTACGGTAGGGGCACCCTTGGAGCCGGGCTTTCTCATTTTCTCGCCAGAACCATGAGCAATCCGCTCACGCTTTGCATGAATGTTGGCATAAAGGCCACCTTCTTTCATGCTCTTGGCTGAAAACACTTTTTCTACAATCTTTACCCTTTCAGGTTTAGTTGTTGCGCGATTAACAATCTTTAAACGCTCTGGTTTGCTTTTGCCTTCTTCATAAAACCCAGCGGTTTTTAAAGATTGAGCAACTCCACCTTTTTTCATTCTGTCTGCCTTTGCAAAATCTTTGCCGACTTTTTGAGGAACACCGCCAAACCCACCTTTTGTGTGGGCAGCAGCCTCCATCAATTTATGCTGGGCTAATGATTTGCTTGGCATGATTATGCGTACGTCTTGATCATTTCTAAAACGACGGTGTATGTATCACCCGAGCTTGCATCCGATGTACTGAAAACAATGTTGCCGTTTTTCCCAGTGCCAGCATTGTTTGTAATGCCACCAATATCCGTGAAATCATTTTGATAATTGGTGTTTATGGTGCTTAAAAAGAAAGGCACATCAGTAGAAGCATCCCAATACATCCGCACTTCCAAGCCGTGACATACCGAAGTAATTTTGTTAACAATTACTCCTGTGCAAGCCTTTCCAGAACCGCTTGCAGTCAAAGATGAAACATTAACTTTGGTAACCGCTGTTTCACCAGTGCCATCGCTAATATTGGTGAATTTCATAACTGCCAAACGCTCTCCATCAAGAAGAGTCTGGCTTGTAACTGCGTCAGCCATATTTTTCCCCTCAAAGAAGACGAGGGCCGAAGCCCTCGCCTTGGTTCAACAAGATCCGCCGTAAGCCCGGCTTTTCCTTACCTTCCCGCCACGCTTGAAGGTACCAGACTGCAAACTGTTCGCCACGGGTTGGCTCTTGAAGTGACGAGGCATCTTTTCTGCCTTGCCGTCATCTACAACATTACCGCCCGTGGCGTAGGCTTTTTTTGCGGAACCACCACGCTTGTAGCCACCAGCGTTAGATTCCTTGACCTCACCGGTCGAGGTGTTCTTTACGCCAGCCTTAGCAGTGTTGGCAGGACGATTCTCCCAATCTCCACCCTCAATGGTGGTGGAAAGCAGACCGCCTTCCTTCTTGTGATGAATCTTGCCGCCCTTCTTAAACCCACCAGAATTGCCCATACGGACACCACCGGTACCATGAGCAGGATCATTGTGATCGCCGTCCACTACTTTGGTGTTCTCATACTCGCCTTCGTTGCCCTCGATGGTGCCGCCCATCTTGTAGCCACCCGGCTTGCCTTCCTTCACCTCACCAGTGCCGTGAGCCTTGTCCTTCTTGTCGCCATCGACAACCTTGGTCTTGGCAAAAGGCTTGACGCTGTTCTTCAACGTGGTCTTGGTCTCAGCAGCATCAATCGCGCCACCAGAAGCCTTACCATGCGCCCGTTTGGCAGACATCGACTCATGATGCTTGAGTTCGCGCTCCAGAGCCGCGCAATCTGCCGCAGAACCGCCCTTCTTCATGCCCGTGAGTGCTTTGCGAACTTGAGCAGCGCGAGCCGCCTGAGCAGCCGGAGCCATCTGAGCAAGCTTTGCACGATTCATCGCAGCCATCGGAGGAGCGCCCATGCCACCCATCCGAGCGCGACCAGCGCCACCCATCATAGCCGCAGCAGCAGCAGGAGCCATTGCAGGAGCAGCCATCGGCGCACCCGGCATACCGCCACCATCCATCTTGCGAGCAACCTTGCCACCCTTGGCATACATCTGCGGGTTCATCGCACGACGACGAGCAGCCATTGAAGGCTTCTTCGGCGACTTGCCATGTTCGGCAGCTTCAAACATCGAACTCTCGGACATCTTGTGCATGGTTTTGAAACCATCAGCCTTATGAGCAACCTTGCCGCCCTTTTTGAGCTTCAAGATCACTGACGGCTCATTGGTGAACATTTTCACCATTGGCTTGAACTGACCCATTTTAAGCTCCTATTAGGCTTGAGTTACGCCGAGAGCGCCAACGCGAGTTGCGTTCGGGCCGACAGCGATTGCAGGCAGTGAAATGGCCATGACCGTACGAACAGTACCGTCCGATGCAGTTGCTGGCACATAAGTGCCGCGAACGTCACCCGTGCTGGTCGTAGCAGTTGCAGTGTCTGCGGCAACAAACGTACCGGCATCCTGTGCCAGCGCGTTGTTGCTCTTTACGCTTACCACATAAGCTGCGTTGAACACGCGAACCGGCAAGCCCAGAACATCGCTCGTACCAATCACAACCGCAGTTGCCGAACCAGCAATCGTTGCGCCTGTGATCTGGAAGAAAGCCTTCTTACCAGTCACAGCAGTGCCTGCAACAGCCACAGTGATCACTTCGCTCATTGCCTGACCGTAGTAATCGTAACCGCTGACAGTGAACGCACGAGCAGTCGTGCTGCAATTGACTTTTACTGCACGAGGCAGATCCAACTGCACCACAGTCACACCGTCCTGACGAACGACAGACTTAGCCGAAGTACCAGCAGTCAACGTCACAGCACCAGCACCAGCAGCAGTCTGCGAGGCGGCAATGTTGTTGGTGACTGCTGCTTGAGGAAGGACATCCCAAATGTAAACGCGACCAACTGGGCCAATACCCAGATCCATCGGCGCGGGGTTGTCAAAAGTAATGTTGCTATGCGCGTACATCGTGGTGCTTGACGCAGTAACCGACTGGTTAATGGTGTAAGTACCAGTGCCGCCATTGCCGGTGCCAAAAGCCGTGATGTAAGTGCCGTCGGTTACGCTGGAACCATCGACATACATACCCACAACAATAGGCGCACCTTGACCCAACACAGTAACGGTCAAAGTCGTTCCCGACATTGAACCAGTAAAGGTTGTGTTGTAAGGGCGAATGCCCGTGCCCATGTAAGTTTGGGCTGGGCCTAAAAACAGATCATCAGAAAATTGAGGCATCGTCTTCTCCTTGAAAAGCTTGACGAATAACAAAAAGGGGCTGGCTTTTACACCAGCCCCACAGGATCACACGCCCGGCGTACCGTACGCGCAACGAGGATCGGTGAAACCGACATCGTAACGCTCAGTGGCCTTGTAACGCATGGAATCGGTCTCAAAGTCACCTTCCATCGTCTTCTCGAGACGACGGCGCATCAGCAACTTGAAGCCTTCCGGCGCATCAGTCTGCACCCACCATGCGGTGGACGAAGTCAGACGCGACAGAATAGCGGCACCCTCATCGAGCAAGCCAATGGACTTGATCGGGTTGATGTCGTTATTGGCGTTGCCGGTACGCAGCACCGACTTCAGCAGAACCTCAGCCACGAAGACATTGCCCGGCGCGACGATAAGCTGGCGCGGAACCAGACGAATCTTCTTGCCGTTGTTGTCCACAGCCTGACGAACCTGAATGAGCATCTGCTCAAGCGAGGTCTGCGACAGCACAGCGGAAGTCGCAAGCTGGTTGCTGAAGGTACCGCTGACGATGGGGTGTGCCGTGTTAATCAGCGACACGCCGTCACCGCCCGGGTAGGCGCTGTTGAATGCAGTGTTCAGCACGTTAGCCGACAACAGTTCCTTGGTTTCCACCAAAGACTGTGCCAGATGACGGGCATAAACCTGACCCAGACGGATATGGTCGCCATCTTCAACAAGCACCTTGGTCAGGGCGAATGCCAGACCATATACCTTGTACAGGTAACGCTTGAGGAAGAGAACACCACCCTGCTGGTAGGTGACCGGAGTACCGTCCGGCAACTGCGGAGCAGCGCCGAAGCCGTACAGAACCGGCTCTTCATGATAGTTGCGGGGAATGCCATCTTCTTCGCGGAACACACGGCTCCACTCGTCGGCACGTTGGTCATAGACTCCGTCAAAGCACTCGTTGAGGATCGGCTCAACGATTGAACGGAAGTCTGTACTACGCATTGGTGAGGCCATTTCTTAATCTCCTTTAAGCAATCGCCGTCACAGCGCCGAAGAACTGCGAATTGGCACACACGACACGCACGATAACGTACGAATCGCCCCATGCATT